ATGTACTGCAACTAATACTTGGAAAAGAGTAGCTATAGCAACATTCTAGTAAAAACTACACTTTACAAGTGACAATATAAATAAGAAAACAATTTAAAAAATAAAACAATTTAAAAAATAAAACATGAATATATTAACAATACCGTTTCCAGCAGCTACCGCAAATGTAGCAGATAAAGAAGTAATAATTGATCTGGAAGATTTAGTTACTGTTCAACAAGCTAATGCTACTAGTACTATTATATATGTTTCTAATTCAAATTATGGAACAATTACACTAACACATTCTTCAGCAGCTAATGGGTCAGTTGGTGATGCTATAAATAATGCAATATTAGGTTCTAGCCCAGGAAACACAATTATTTTAATGCCGAAAGGAATAGCAATATCAGCTGTTGCATATAATTAAAAAAAAAAAATAAAAGATGAGATTTTTAGTATTTAACAACGAAAGTGGCTTAGGAACAGCCAAAGAATTAATAATAAACTGGGAAAGTATAAAGTACATAAAGCCTGATACTGCTAGTAAATTCGGCATATTTTTGAACAATGGTTCTAGTATGGAGTTTCAAGTAAACGCAGGTAATTCTTCAGATATAATAGAAGCTATAAACACAGCAATAAAAGCACGAACCAATTCTAACAGAGTTATACCTATTCAACAAAAAAGTATTGGAGCTTTTAGTCTTACAAGCATATCAGCACCAGTCGCGCCTATTGATCAGCTTGGAGCAAAAGTTGATCCTACGTATACTCCTATACCAGGGCAAATACCTAGATGGATAGACGCAGATACAATTGGAGGTGGAATAACTCCAAATTTTTCTCCAGGAGGTGTTAGTACAATTACTAATCGTGCATATACTAATGAATTTATTTATCCAAAATTAACGCAATTTGGTAATCATAGCTGGTCAGGGTGGTGGAAAACAGGTTTTCCAATAGGATCATTAGCCTCAGTAGAGGCGATGAGTACAGGTAGGGCGAAAAATTTTATAGTATGGGATGCTGCGGTTAGTGATGCTGCAGTAGATTTCACTGGAAATTCTGCTACGCGTTTTGAAAGTACCTTAGCTATTGGAGTTAATTTTGCTAAAGATTTATTCACTACCAGTGGCACAAATTTCATAAACTCTGTAATTCTTGGTATGACAGAGGATACAAATCAAGGGGGGTTTAGTGAACTAGCAGGAAAGCAATGCTCACTAAGTGTACTGATTGGTGGAGATATGTTCGGTAGTGTATTTGATATGCCATCTAATTTGAATAATATGATAGTAATTGGTGGTGAGTGTTTTGAAAACGCACAACTTGACGGAGTAGATATTCAATACGGTATTTATATGGGAAGAGAACAACTAAAGCAAACTTTTGAACCTTCTACTACCGATTGCAAGTATAATATAAGTCTTGCCCATAGAGCAATGAATGGTAAAGTCAACGGAACAGAAAATATAGCTATAGGTTACGTTTCTGGATACGATATAGGCAGCTCTGCCGTTACAAGCCACAATACATTTATTGGAGTTAAAGCAGGATTTGAACATGTTTCAGGAGAATACAATACATTTATTGGATATAATTCAGGACCTTCTAATAACGCAGCGTCAACAGGGAATAACAACACTGCAATAGGAAATGGAGCGCAGTTTACATCTGCGGCTACTTCTAATGAAATTGTTTTAGGTAATTCAAGTGTTACGGCTTTAAAATGTCAGGTTCAAACTATTACAGCCTTGTCTGATGAAAGAGATAAATCTGATATAGTAGATTTAAACCATGGATTAGATCTTGTAATGAGCTTGAAGCCTAGAAAATTTGTTTGGGATTTAAGAGATGAAGTTGTGATTGAAACAGAAGAAAAAATTACACCAGGTAAAGATGGCGAAAAAGATATTACTGAACTTATTGAAACACCTAAAACAGTAAAACCTTCAACGAGTGGAATTAAAGACATTGGATTTATAGCACAAGAACTACAAGAATTAGATAATGATTTTTTAAGATTAGTAAATTCATCAGATCCTGAAAAATTACAAGCTTCTTACGGAAGATTAATTCCAGTATTAGTAAAAGCTATACAAGAATTGTCTGCAAAAGTTTCAGCTTTAGAAAACGCATAAAGTAAAATAATTTAAGTAAATTTGAAAAAATAACAATAAAATATAATATAATGAGTGAACAATTAAAAAAAGTAAGTGAAGAACATTTAAGTAAACTTCAAGAATTAAACCAACAATTCGCAGGACTTCATAAACAAGTCGGGGATTTAGAAGTAAGAAAACATCAAGCATTAAATGCTATTGATCATCTTAGTTCTGAATTCAAAACTTTTGAAGCTGAATTAATTAAAGAATACGGCGATAATGTAGTAATTAATTTAGAGTCAGGCGAGATAAAAGATAAACCAGAAGATGGCGAAGATAAGTAATTTAATAGCCTACCCTACTGTTGCACCGCAACTAGGAGATTATGTAATAGGAACAGACACATCCAGCAGTAATGAAACTGTAAACTTTACACTACAGTCCATTGCTGATATAATCCCAGTGGATACACTTGCAGAAGTGTTGGCAGCAGGAAATACGGCTACTAATAATATTATCTTAACAGGAAATTTATCTATCACAGGAACATATGCTGACAGCAGCGGAGATGTAGGTGTTTCAGGACAAGTCTTATCTTCGACTGGAGCGGGAACAAATTGGATTAACAATGTTGACGGCTCTGGTACATTAAATACATTAGCTAAATGGACTCCAGATGGAGATACACTAGGTAATAGTTCAATCACAGATGACGGAACTAGCGTCATTGTAGCAAACAACATATATCTACAAGGCAGTGAAATTGTTTTAGGAAATCAAGTGTCAGATGTAGTGACTGTAAAAGGTGCAGCAAGATTCGTACAAAAAGCAGGATTCGCCTCAACAATACTCGATGGAGGTGATAACGCTGGCGGAAGCGGCCAAGTATTGTCTTCTACAGTAACTGGTGTTCAATGGATAGATCAATTACCTTCGGGACTTAATTTTCAAGGGGCGTGGAATGCAGCCACAAATACTCCGGCTTTAGCTTCAGGAGTAGGAGTGCAAGGTTATTATTATATTGTAGAAACACCAGGTACTACTAATTTAGATGGAAATAATAGTTGGCAAACAGGAGATTGGGCTATTTATAATGGAACTGCTTGGCAAGAAATTGATAATCAAAATATATTTTCAGGATCAGGAACTTCAAATACTATGACCAAGTGGACTGGAGCTCAGTCTTTAGGAAATAGCACGTTAACAGACGATGGAGTTACATTGACATCAACCACTAACATAAGCTTTACAGGAACGACAAATGATCTTGGAACGGGGACTGGTACTAATCAATTTTACGGTTTAAATTATTTTTACGGAAACGCAAGATTTGATGGAGAAATTAGAGATAATGTTGGTGCAGCTGGAACAGCAGGGCAAGTATTATCAAGTACAGGGACTACAGTTGAATGGAAAAGTGTAGTAGACGGAAGCGGTATAGCTGGAAAATTACCTAAATGGTTAGACTCAGACACATTAACTGATAGTAGTATATCAGATAACGCAGGAGCTGTCGCTATAACCGCAGCTTCATATTCATCTAATTTTTCGGGGTTAGTTCAAATACAAAGTGGCACATCAAATATAGATTTGACAGCAGGCGCTGGAGGAGGCTTTAGTGTTGCGACAGACTTAAGATTAGACGCCGGTGTTCAGTTAGAATTTAATGCATCAAATCCTACAATACCAATAATCAATCATGCTCCTGCAGAATTCAAGAAAACTATTTTAGATAGTACAGGAGGCGCAGGAACAAGCGGTCAAGTGTTGTCTTCTACAGCTACAGGTGTTCAGTGGATTAGTTCATCATCATCTCTTCCATTAGCAGACGGAACAAGAGTAGCAACAGGATTAATGACATCAGCTCAGCTTCTAAACATGTTTACTGTTCCAATAGAAATTATTCCTGCACCAGGAGCAGGTAAATTAATAGTAGTAGATTCTGTCGTAAGTAAATATAATTATGTTACCAACGGGTATTCAAACGTAAATTTTCCAAGAATGAGATATTCAGCGGGAAATAATGTTACTGCATCATCTCAGATTCTATTTGGAAGTTCTGATGTATATGATTTAAAAACAGTTACTAGTACTACTATGAGTGTAAATCAAAGTATAGTATTTACTCAGCTTTCTCAAAATCCAACTGGAGGTGATAGTACGGTGTTTTATAATGTAAAATATAGAATTTTAAATACTTCTGATCTTACAGTAGATTTAACATAGATTTAATTAAATAAAATTTAATTTACAATGGATATAAGAAAAATTTCCATAGGTTCTGATTATAAATCAAGCGCTATGCATTACTTAATAGGACAGCCTGTCTTAGGTGGTAGTTACACAATACATTTAATTAAACATGATTCTTTAAATAGTTCAATAAAAATTTGGATTGAACAAAATAATGAAGTATTATTATGGAAAGAATTTAATTCTAATATGCCTATATCAGTAGAATATAATATAAATTTTTAATGAAATCTCCTTATTACTTTATAGTAAAACCTTTAAAGGGTAGAAGATATGATAATGTAAAAAAAATAGGAAGTATAGATTTTTTTACAAGTGTTTCTCAAGAAGATCACACTGCTTCCAATAGATTTGCTGAAGTAGTTAGTTGTCCGTTAAATTATAAGGGAGAAATAAATACAGGAGATATATTATTAGTTCATCATAATGTTTTTAAAATATATTATGACATGAAAGGTCGAGAAAAAAGCGGAAGAAGTTTTTTTAAAGAAGATTTGTTTTTTATTGATTACGATCAGTTTTATATGTATTATAATAAAGGTAAATGGCAAACTCATTCTAAGTATTGTTTTATAAAACCGGTGCCTGTAAGAGAATCAATAATTATGAAACCTGTAGAAGAAGAACCTCTTGTAGGCATAGTTAAATATTCTAATCAAAAACTAACTGACTTAGGTGTAAATGAAAATGATGAAGTGGTATTCGAACCTGAGTGTGAATATCCTTTTTACATAAATGGGGAAAAGCTTTATAGAATGTTTTGGAATAATATAACTATGGTATTATGAAAACATCAAAAGACTTGAAACTTGAAATAATTAACGCAGGAAGATTAGCTGTATCACAGTTAATAAAAGTTGCTAAAGAAGATATTATTAAATATGATAAAGATGATGAGTTAGCTGCGGATAGGTTAAAGAATGCAGCTGCTACTAAAAAGCTTGCTATATTTGATGCGTTTGAAATATTAACAAGAATTGAATTAGAAAAAGATTTATTAAACGGAGTTGAAAAAGTAGAAGAAAAATCAATACAAGGATTTGCAGAAAGACGATCAAAATAAATTATATACTGTTGTAAAAAACCATGTATCTAAACAATCTATGCTAAAGATGAATCAGCATAAATCCTGGTCTTATGGTTATAATCCTAAACATGATTTGGTTGTTATTAGTAAAGATGGAACCGTAGGTGATATATACAATATAAATGGTTTGTTAATTGGTTTACCAAAAACTCCAAAACAAATTTTTAAAAAATCTAAAAAAACTTCTGATCAATACTGGTCTGTGTTTGAGTATCCTAAAGTTTTATCAAAAATAAATTCTATATTTCAATGGCACGAAATGAATACTGAATTTAAAAATCAATGGGTAGATTATATTGAAACTGAGTTTGATAGAAGAGATGAAGGTTTTTGGTTTTATAATAATGGAAATCCAACATATATAACAGGGACTCATTATATGTATTTGCAATGGACAAAAATAGATATTGGTAAACCAGAATTTAGAGAAGCTAACAGAATATTTTATATTTTTTGGGAAGCATGTAAAGCTGACAAAAGAAGTTTTGGAATGTGTTATTTAAAAATAAGACGTTCAGGTTTTTCGTTTATGGGTTCTTGTGAAGCGGTTAATACAGCTACTATAAGTAAAGACGCAAGAGTAGGTGTACTTTCTAAAACAGGATCTGATGCTAAAAAAATGTTTACAGACAAAGTAGTTCCTATTTCTAATAACTATCCTTTCTTTTTTAAACCGATTCAGGACGGTATGGATAGACCAAAAACTGAATTAGCTTACAGAGTTCCAGCTTCTAAAATTACTAAAAAAAATATGTTTCAGGCAAATGAAGAAGAGTTAGAAGGATTGGATACAACTATAGATTGGAAAAACACTGCAGACAATAGTTATGATGGGGAAAAATTAAAACTATTAATTCATGACGAATCAGGTAAATGGTTAAAGCCAGATAATATTATAAATAATTGGAATGTAACCAAGACTTGTTTAAGGTTGGGTAGTAAAATTATTGGAAAGTGCATGATGGGTTCTACGTCTAACGCGCTAGATAAAGGAGGTTCTAATTTTAAAAAATTATTTTATGATTCTGATGTAAAAGACAGAAATCAAAACGGTCAAACAAAAAGTGGACTATATAATCTTTTTATACCTATGGAATGGAATTTTGAAGGATACATAGATAGGTACGGAATGCCTGTGTTTAAGACTCCAGACAAAAGTATTATAGGTTCTGATGGAGAGTTTATTTATCATGGTGCTATTAATTATTGGGAAAACGAAGTAGAATCATTAAAAAAAGATCCAGATGTTTTAAATGAATTTTACAGGCAATTTCCAAGAACTGATTCACATGCATTTAGAGATGAAAGTAAACAGTCATTATTTAATTTAACAAAAATTTATCAGCAAATAGATTACAATGACTCTTTAATTAAAGAACATTTTTTAACACAAGGTAGATTTAGTTGGAAAGATGGAATTAAAGATTCTAAAGTAGTATGGACTCCAGATTTAAGAGGTAGGTTTTTAGTTTCGTGGATACCAGAAAAAAATTTACAAAATTGTAGGTTAAATAACAACGGAAAGTATTTACCTGGCAACGAACACTTAGGTAGTTTTGGTTGTGACTCATATGATATATCTGGAACAGTAGGCGGTGGAGGATCTAATGGAGCATTACATGGATTAACTAAATTTAACATGGACAACGCTCCAAGTAATGAGTTTTTTTTAGAGTATGTTGCTAGACCCCAAACAGCAGAATTATTTTTTGAAGACGTTCTTATGGCTTGTGTGTTTTATGGAATGCCAATATTAATAGAAAATAATAAACCCAGATTATTATATCATTTTAAAAACAGAGGATATAGAAAATACTGTATGAATAGGCCTGATAAAATTTATAATAAATTGTCAAAATCAGAAAGAGAAATAGGAGGAATACCTAATTCTTCTGAAGAAGTAAAACAGGCTCATGCTAGTGCCATTGAAAGCTATATAGAAAAGTATGTAGGTATGGATATGGAAGGTTCGTTTAGGGATAAACTAGATATGGGTAGTATGTATTTTAATCGTACTTTAGAAGACTGGGCTAGATTTAATATTAACAACAGAACTAAGTTTGATGCGAGTATTAGTACTGGGTTGGCTATAATGGCTAATCAAAAACACTTATACACACCGCAAAAAAAAGAGTCAAAAATAAAGATTAACTTTGCAATGTATAATAATAAGGGAATATATAGCAAAATACGTACTTAATGGTAGATGTAAAAATTGATATAAACCCAGTTGGGTTTCCGAGCTTATTTGTTTCTGATAGTGAAAAAGATACGGTAGAATATGGATTGCAAATTGGACAAGCAATTCAATATGAATGGTTTCGAAAAGACAGTAGCACTTGTAGGTTTTACTCTCAATGGAGAGATTATCACAGATTAAGACTGTACGCTAGAGGTGAGCAGTCAGTTCAAAAATATAAAAATGAATTAGCAATAGATGGCGATTTAAGTTATTTAAATTTAGATTGGACACCTGTTCCTATTATACCTAAGTTTGTTGACATTGTAGTTAATGGAATGTCAGATAGATTGTTTAAAGTTCAAGCATATTCTCAAGATGCTCTGTCTGCTGAAAATCGTTCTTCATTTCAGGATATGATTGAAGCGGATATGGTGGCTAAGCCTATACTAAGTCAAATACAAAAAGGATTTGGTGTAAACCCTTTTGCAACTGATCCAGATGAACTTCCAAATAATGACGAAGAGTTGGCATTGTACATGCAGTTAAACTACAAACCAGGGATTGAGATTGCGGAAGAAGAAGCTATAAATACTTTGTTTGAAGAAAATCATTATTCTCAAGTTAGAAAAAGAGTTGATTATGATTTAACGGTACTAGGGATTGGAATGACAAAGCAGTATTTTTTAGCTGGTGAAGGAGTAAAGGTGGATTATGTGGATCCAGCTAATGTAGTATATAGTTATACGGAAGACCCGTATTTTAAAGATTGTTTTTATTGGGGTGAAATAAAAACTGTCCCAATGACAGAGCTTCCTAAAATTGATCCAACTTTAACTAATGATGATTTAGATGAAATTTCTCAATACAGTCAAGCGTGGTATGATTATTATAATGTAGCTCAATTTTATGAAAATAGTATTTTTAATAGAGATACTGCAACATTATTATATTTTAACTATAAAACAACTAACTCAATAGTATATAAGAAAAAGAAATTAGAAGGAGGTGGAGCAAGAGTTATAGAAAAAGACGATCAATTTAATCCCCCTGAAGAAATGATGGATGAGGGGAACTTTGAGAAAGTAGAAAAGAAAATAGATGTGTGGTATGAAGGTGTTATGGTTATGGGAACAAATATTATGCTTCAATGGAATAAAATGGAGAATATGGTAAGACCACAGTCAGCTTCTCAATATGCAATGCCTAATTATGTGGCTTGTGCTCCAAGAATGTATAAAGGCGTAATAGAGTCTTTAGTAAGACGAATGATTACATTTGCTGACTTAATTCAAATGACGCACTTAAAACTTCAACAAGTAATCGCAAGGACTGTACCGGATGGGGTTTTTATAGATGCAGATGGATTAAATGAAGTAGACCTAGGGACAGGTAATGCTTACAACCCCCAAGATGCATTAAGGTTATATT